AAAATCAAAGTGGCGGACATTGACGCAATCGCTTATGATCTGCGCGAGCCGCTCGAAGATGTGAACTGTGTCATCGGCGAATATGAGCTGTTCCAGTTCTTCGTGATCGAGAACACGGAATACTTCACATCGAAAGCCGTGGAAGCGCGCAATGAGCGGCGAGAGAAAATCTCGGAGATCCGTAGGCAAGCCGGACGGCGCGGAGCGTTCAAAACGAACTCTATGCGCCAGCAAATGTCCGACTCTTGTCCGGCAGAAGAGCAGCAATTGCTCGGCAAAAGCTCGGCAAATGCCGAACAAATGGACGGCAAAAGCTCGGCTATAAAAGAAAATAAAAGGAAAGGAGATAAAGAAGATAAATCTTCTTCTCTCTCTAAAGAAAGTACAAAGAAAGGTTTTTCAATACCTACTATTGAAGAAGTACAAGAGTACATTCGTGAGAAGAGATATGTAGTGGACGCAGAACAGTTCATCTCGTTCTATGAAAGCAACGGCTGGAAAGTCGGAAGCAATCCGATGAAGAGCTGGCGCGCCGCTCTCCTTACTTGGCACAAGAGAAACAGCAAAAGCAATGGAACTATCAATCGAAGCTCTCATCGCGGAAGTGACTCAGGGTATGTCCCTGACTACTCGAACACGGAGTTTTAACTTTCCGCTGACGCGCCAGCAGACGGAGACGCTGCTGCTCCAGGCATACAAAGCGCAAGTCGCGGCTCGTGGGATGCAGTTCGTGCTGGACGATTCAGTGCGCTACTACATCAGCGAGTTCTCGGACTGGCTGACGGATCCGACTGACAAGTGCTTCATAATGTTCTCCGGCGGATGCGGCTGCGGCAAGACTACTCTCGCGCTGGCGTTCCGAGATATGACGAACGCAATCTGCGACAAAGCGTACAAAGCTCCGGAGTTTCTCCTGAAGGACAAGCCAGTCGAAGTGCAGCGTCAGTACGCGCAGCTCGCTCGCTTTCCGCGCGTGTCGCTGAAGACCGCTCAAGAGATAAGCGATGCAGCCAGGCGCAGCCGAGAAGACCGGACTGACGAATACTACGCAATCAAGCGCAGCGCGTTTCTCGTCATTGACGATCTCGGATGCGAGCCAGTGGAAGTGAAGAACTTCGGCACATCCGTCACTCCTATCACAGACATCATCTACGAACGCTACGCGGCAATGAAGCCTACAATCATCACTACGAACTTGGACACGCGCCAGATCCGCAGCGAGTACAACGAGCGAGTCGCAGACCGTCTGAACGAAATCTGCCGAGTCATCGGCTACAAGAACGAATCATATCGCAAATCATAAAACAGCAAACGCAATGAATAAAAAACAACTTGACAAGCTCCGCATTAAGGAGTTTCCGCAGGAGCTTACAGACATTTTCACTCCGCACGAGGAAGAAGACGAGTTCGGCTACTATTCCACCGGACTGTTCCGCTACAAAAGCAAAAGCGTCTTCGTTAACATCGAGAACGGTAAGTGGCATCTTTCCGCAGATGCAAGGCGCACACTCAGCTACTATGAGCTTAAAGACTTGCGTTATAGGTTTATGCCGAACCGTATCTCCGTGGCGCAGATATTTCCGCCCAGAGATGAGTTCGTGAACATCAATGAAACTTGCTTCCACTTATGGGAGGTATCTCCGGACGATTCGCCGGCAGAGTCTATTTTGGCGCTTGTCTCTGGAGTGGAGCGCGCCAAGTCCGTACTGAAGGCATCTTTGGAAAATCCGAAGAATGCAGATCAGAACATGGAATACTTCAGAGGTAAATACATCGCCTACGATGAAGTCAGCGGTGTAATATCTCAGATATTCTTTCCTAAACGAAGCTAATAATATCTACTATGAACGCAATTACAATGATTCTGACAACAATAATTGTCCTTATAGTGCTCGCGCTGGCGCTCTTCGGGCTGCTGGCGGCTGCAAGCTGGATAGCCGGCTATCGCTATGAGATACCGGCAGACAGCATTGATGCAATCGAAGAAGCAGTCGAGGATATGCGCGACCACTACCGTACCGTTGATAATCCGGATAAACAGACAACTGCTCTCAATGAGATTTGGGAGCAAGTCCAAATAATTAAAGATTTAGAAAATGAAAAATCTGACAATCAAAGTGAAGTATGATGTGGGAGACATCGTCTGGGCCGCAGCCTACAGCGACTTTCATAAGCCCGCACCGGCGAAGTGTAAAATTTCGACAATCAGTATTCTTTACGAAAGAAAGATAGCAAAAATATGCAGACAAATAATGAGATTTAAATTTTAAAAACTATGAAGATTTTTTATTTCGACCTGGAAACTACCGGAGTGAATCCGCAGGTGCATGGCATCCACCAGATATCCGGTATGATTGAAATTGACGGCGAAATCAAAGAAAAATTTGATTTCCATGTGGCTCCGAATCAGCACGCCTTAATTGACAAGGAAGCGTTGAAAATCGCCGGCGTTACTCATGAGCAGATTCTCGCATATCCGCCGATGAGAGAGGTTTACCGCAAAATCATCGCCATGCTGTCAAAGTATGTCGATAGGTATGATAAGACCGATAAGTTCTTTCTCTGCGGTTATAATAACGCCGCGTTTGACAATCAGTTCTTCCGTGGCTTCTTCGCGCAGAACTACGACAACTATTTCGGTTCTTGGTTCTGGAGCAATTCGCTCGATGTCATGGTACTGGCTACGCTCGCTCTTGCAGACAAACGTGCCAAGCTGCAGAATTTCAAACTGGCAACCGTGGCGGAGGCCATGGGTGTAAAGGTTGAGGAGGCAGATCTCCATGACGCTATGTATGATATCTACCTGACTAAGGAGATATTCGATAAAATTCGAAATCAATAAATCTAAGCGAGCTATTTTTTAATGAAAAAAGTCCGAACGAAGCGCGCGCCCAGCCGCGTGATGAAAGCAGTGAAGATAGGGGAGGAGACGCGGCTGGCGCAGAGCGGCGGAGACTTCTTCACACTGCTCGTGGAGCAGCAGCTCGGAGCGCGCTGCCTTAGAGAACTTCAGTTCGATGCGAAGAGGAAGTTCCGCTTTGACTACGCGCTTCCTGACTATAAGCTCGCAATAGAGATTGACGGCGGCATCTGGAAGCAAGGCGGCGGAAGGCATAACAGAGCATCCGGCTGGCTGGTGGACCAAGAAAAAATGAATCTCGCAGTATCGCAAGGCTGGCGCATTCTGCACTTCACTCCGCAGCAGCAGAACACAATGGCAACGCTGGAGCTTATACGCAGCTCCATGAGATTTCGCAGCGAGGAAATAAAATCGGGCTAAAATTTTAACAATCAAATGCGTATGCCATACGCAAAATTTTTTTAACTTTGTACAAAATGGGAAAGAAGCGCACAATTGTAAAACTCGCTCCGAAGATGAATATCTTCCAGCGGCTGATATGGAAATTCAAGTACAATCGCACTCCTCAAGTGCAGGTAGTGCGAAAGTCCGGCTTTAATTGGCGGGTCTTCACAAGGAACAACTCTCGCGCAGTATGGGTTTACCGCGAAACACTTAAAAACAAGAAGGCTGTTCAGGCGATGCAGTTCGTCAAGGCAAAATACCGCGGATATGTCTTCTACATGCCTGAAAGGGCTTTCGCGAAAGCGGCGGCAGCATTAAACAAGAAGAAAAATGAGCAGTACTAAAGAGAAAAAAGCGAAACTGTCAGCTAAAGAGGAGCGATTTTGTTATGAGTACATTTTGCACCTCAACGCGAGTAAGGCGGCAATCGCCGCCGGCTATGCCGCGAAATCTGCTCGCATAACCGGCTGCAGGCTGCTAACAAAGCCTAACATTAAAAGCAGGATTGCCTATTTTAAGGACAATCTTGCTGAAGCATCCGGCATATCCGCTCTTCGGATTTTGAAGGAGCACGAGAAGATTGCGTTTGCCAACGCCGGACAGATAAGGCGCAGCTGGCTGACGATGAAGGAGTTCAACTCTTTGACTGAAGACGAGAAGGCAATCATCCAGGAGATTACAACAAGGACGACCAAGCATGGAACCGAGCTGAAGATTAAGCTGTATGACAAGCAGCGAAGTCTTGACAGCATAAATCAGATGCTTGGCTACGACGCTCCTATTAAAGCTGAGATAACCGGCAAGGACGGCAAAGACTTGATACCGGCTCGAATACTTACGAAAAAAGAAGCGGTAGAGCTTCTGCAAAAACTTGAAGATGAGTTCTGATATACACGATATCGATATCATTAAGACATGGTGCTTGTCCGGCATGCTGAACTTTACGCGGTACTTCTTCAAGAAGAGATACAATCGAAAGTTCATAGTGGGCAAGCATCACGAATTGATATCCAATGCCCTGGATAAGGTTATATCAGGCGAAATAAAGAAGCTGATGATAAACATCGCACCTCGTTACGGCAAGACCGAATTGGCGGTAAAGAATTTCATAGCGCAAGGGCTTGCAATCAATCCGGCTGCAAAATTCATTCATCTGTCTTATTCTGACGATTTGGTGCGTGACAATTCGGCGGATGTGCAGGCGATAATGAATACACCGGAGTACCGGCGATTATTCGACGCTGCACCTTTATCGAACAGCTCAAAGAAGTGGTACACCAAAGAGGGCGGCGGTTTGTACGCAGTATCGAGCGCCGGTCAAGTTACCGGATTCGGAGCCGGCCTGGTGGATGATGCCGGCGATGAGAATGAAGAGGAAATGCTGGACGAATTTATGCCGTATGTCGACAATTCTTCCTTTGGCGGAGCAATCGTCATAGATGATCCGATAAAGCCCGACGATGCGCTTTCCGACACGCAGAGGAACAAGGTCAACAACAAGTTCGATACGACCATTCGCAACCGCGTTAACAGCAGGAATACGCCGTTAGTGATAATTATGCAGCGCTTGCACCAGNACGACCTTTGCGGCTATCTATTGGAGACGGAACCGGAAAAATGGACCGTTCTTTCGCTTCCATGCATTTATACCGATGAGAAGGGAAACGAGAAGGCTTTATGGGAGTTCAAGCATACTTTGGAAGAGCTCCGCGAGCTGGAGCGCATCAACTCTTATGTCTTCGAGACGCAGTATATGCAGAATCCAAAGCCGCTTGAAGGACTTATGTACCAGGAGTTCCGAACATACGACACACTGCCGACCGGAAGCTATCGCATCAAGAACTACACCGATACTGCCGATACCGGCGCTGACTATCTTTGCTCCATTACATACGCTGAGTTTGACACAGCGCTCTATGTGCTGGATGTACTGTATACGAAAAAACCTATGGAGTATACGGAGCCGGAGACTGCAAGAATGCTTACCAATAACGCAGTGGCGTCGTGCATCGTTGAGGCGAACAGTGGCGGCCGCGGCTTCCGTCGCAACGTGGAGAGGTGCTGCCGCGAGCTCGGCAACAATCAAACTCGTTTCCAGGATTATACACAGACGCTCAACAAGCAAGTGCGGATTTTCTCGCACTCCGCAGAAGTGAATAACCTGGTCTTTTTTCCTACCGGCTGGAATCATCGCTGGAGAGAATTTTACGATGCCATAACAAGCTACCAAAAGGAAGGAGGCAACGCGCATGACGATGCTCCTGATGCGCTTACCGGACTTGTAGAGCACCGCGACTCTCGGCAGACGAGCCGCTTTTCACGAACTTAAAAAAAGCTGACAATATATGACACTGCTGGAAAAAATTAAAACTATCGCTGAAGCTGCATGTCCTGGCTATCACTTCATATTCGAAACTACCAGGATGATGAATGTAGAAGCTGATGACTCTCCGTTTCCGTGCATCTTCATGGATGAATACTATGAAAGCGGCTACGCATATCGCTATGGTTGGAAGCGAACAGCGCGGCTGGAACTGTCATTCATGAAGCTCGCGGAGATGCAGGGCGATGCTATTGAGCGCGAAGCTCTGCGAGACGAGATTAGAGCTGAAGCTGTTAAGCCCTTTCTTGAAGCGCTCGAAGCATCTGGTTACTTCGAAAGTATCGAGCAGAACGGTACCGCTATCTCTTCTCCCAACGAACCGCCGCGCTTTGATGCCAATGCCGTATCTGTATTTTTGCGGCTGACAGTGACTTTCCGAGATTGCTGATGCCATGGCAAGAATAGTCTTACATAAAATCAACTTCGAGGGCAGCGACTTCACATACGGAAGCCGCATAGCTCTCGGGGAGATATTCGGCCAGGAAGATATATCTGAATATCAAAAATTCAAGGCTGCATTCCGCGAGNTGCACGGCTTTTCAGCCAGGCTGCTTCCAGTGCGCCGGAGAGTCAAGGCTTTCGGGCATATAATCGACGGATTGAAGGCATGGATAGATAAAGAGCAGCAGCTTCTCCAATATACTCCTTCCAGCGACGAGCTTGCCGCCGGTGTGAAAGAGCTCGGCGAGAAGGTAGGCAATATGTCGACTATCAAGGCGCTCGCGAAAGCGTACTCCAAAGATCCGGACGAGATACTCCGCTGGGATTATGCCAAAGTGTTCGGCATTCTCTATACGGACCTGGAAGAGCGCAAGTATGAGAAAAAATTAAACAAGCGTATCTATGGCAGAACTGGAGCTGGCAAATACACGGATTGACGCGCTTGTGGAAGATGCGCTCGAGAAGTGCATCTCACAAATCAAAGCCAATTCCAAGAGAGCCGGCCAAGTGGCGACCGGCAAGACACTGAAGTCTCTGGAGTGGCGGCTTGAAAGGGCAGGAAACGACTATGTGGCGACAATCCTCGGGCGGAAATACTTCGGTGCGCTTGAGACCGGAAGAGGCGTCTACCAGGGCGGAAAAGCGGCAATAAAGGAATTTAACGATGCGCTTGTGGAGTGGTTCAAGGCTCGCGGCATTCACTCCGAGATGAATGACGAACAGCTGCGCCTCGAAGCGAACCGGCTCCGCTGGTATATCAACCGTTATGGCACTCGTCTCTATCAAAGAGGCGGACGCAAGGATATCTTCACGCCGGCAGTGGAAGGGTTTATAGAGACACTGCAAAAGCAGCTTGCGGTCTTCTTTGAAAAACAAATATCGGACATGTTCACGCAAGGGTTCCANGGATTCGGAAATTCCGAGCTTTCAGTTCAATCGCAATAAAAAAGTAATGCTATGTATAATCTTCTTCGCACTAACTATCTGGACGCATTCGGCACTGCCGAGAAAGCCGCTGACAATGCCGCCGGCGGAGTCGCTTTATGGGAGCTGCCGAGCGAAATGCGCCGCGCGTACAATCCGATAATTGTAACTCGCACGAAATATCTGCATCTTATTCGCGGCACTTATGAGCCGAGCTATGCTCCGGTTCCGAATTTTATCAAAAAGACAGCAGCGCGCAAAATAGGCTTTGACGCAGCTCTTTCCAGCAGCATACGCATTTGTGTTAAGTTGACGGATGATTCATACGCTGTCGACACGGTCGGTTCCGGACGCACCGAATGGACATTCAGTGATATCTCCAACGATATAGCGGAAGTGGTAGGAGCTTCGTTCGATACATCGCTCACTGCGGCGGACTTTGCGAAGTTCAGGAATTATATCTACGACAGCTCGCAAATTTTCATCCGCGCCGGCTATGCTTACCAGGATGCCAACTTCATGTGCAGCGAAGACGGAGATGTGCTCTACAAGAACACAGCGGTAGATTCGCACGGAATCAATATCTACAAGGCTAACGGAACTTATGTCCGCCTGGTAGCGGAGAGCTGCTACGGAGTAACGAAGTTCGATGTGGCGGCGGTAGTGAAGAGCTGGTTCAACAAGGAGCTTGCTGAATTTGGAGAAGATAACATCACAATGGACAAGGCTCTGTCGATTCGCTATAAGATGACAGTCGCAGGAGTGACATACACTTTTCTTGCGGTCAACGCAGTAGCTCAGATAGGCGAAGACGCAGATATGGCAGGCTATGACGGCAAGGTCCTAACTAAGTTCTCGCGCATCGATTACTACGAAGGCTATCCGCTCGACTATGCCATTCTTGTTTCCAGCACTGGCGAAGCGCAGTACGAGCTCGGAGAACTCAAGCAGCTTGCAGTGTCGCGCGTGAGAATTGACAATGCGGCGGTGGAGCTATGGACTGAAAGCGCAAACGAGAATATCCAGGACGAGGAAGGTAACAGCATTTATATTCTGCCGAAGCTCGACATTCCGGTCTTCGTGCACTGCAATCCGAGCAAGCCGTTTTATGTGCGCTGGATAAATCAGCTCGGCGGAGTTGACTACTTCATGTTCGCGCGCCAGCAAAAGCATGCTCCCTCTGTCAAGTCAGTAGCGACATACGAACAGTTCATCGAAGACCCACAAATAGCCAAATCGAATATAAAAACCTATTCGCTTACTACGGAGAATAATATAACCGTCGGGGCGGAACTGCTCAGCGAGACGGACTTTCAGGCGCTGCGCTGGATAGCCTTTGCTCGCGAAATCGAATACTACGATGAGAAGCTCGCCAAGTGGATAGAACTGTCGGTCTCCAAGTTTGACGGAAGCTATAATACCGGCAATGAGACGCATTCCGTGGAAGTGACATTTGCGCTGCCTAATATCAATGTTCAGTTCTGATGAGCTATGAAGGAGCAATTTTATATTAACGGCGTTCTTATGGACCAGGCGAGCGGCAAATCCGCTTCGCTGGTGTATCAATCTCCATTCTTCACGGATATAGATGCGATCGTGAGCAACCGCACCAATTCTGTGGACTTTCCGGCAACGGAGAACAATCTTGCTGCTATCCAGCAAGCGCAGCTCTCCGCCGGCACAAGCAAATTCGCATACCGCAAGCACAGCGCACTTTACTTCCGCGACGGAGTTCAGATCTTCTCCGGCTTCGGAACACTTCTTAGCATAACGCCGGCTCACGTAAAATTCTCTTTCACTTGGGGTAATGTCAACGCCTTCAAGAAGCTGCTTGACATCAGGCTGAGAGATTTGCAGACTGATGCGGATTATATTGCTTGGAACGATAGCGCCATTCTGCAAAGTGATTATTACCCTACGAATGTGGTCTACCGCAAGTCCGGCTATCACGGCACGCAGTACAAGAGCGTAGGGCATACGCACCCGATGCTAAAAGTGTCTGATATCCTGACAAGGCTCCAATCGCAAAGCGGAGTGACATTTTCCGACACCAATGTCTTCAGCAATCTCGCTATACCTTTGCTGCACCGCAATGCAGACGATAAGGCGAAAGCCGCTCAAGGAATAAACCTTATAGCCGGAAAGATTTCAAACACTCAAATCCACTATCAATATAAGTGGATGTTCAGGTGCGATACCGGTTCCGGCGACCGAGATATGCGCAATCAATTCATAGCTGGCGGCAACTGCTTCGATGTGACGGACTATAATAAAATACGCATTGTTCTGAAGGCAGACTCGAGGTTCAAGACATACCG